TTTTCTTTAATTTTTAATCGTATTTCTTCTAGTTTAAGATTCATTTCTTGTTGTTTCAAAAATATTTCTTCTTCTTTTATTTTTAATTCTAAAATTTCTTTATTATTTATATTTTTCATTTTTTCTGTTTCAAATTTCATTTTTTCTAATTCTAATAATTTATCCACATCTTCTTTTGTAAATTGTTTTATTTCTTTTTGTAATATTTTAATAATAATATTATATTGTTCTTCATTAACTAAATATGTTTCCCTTGTTGTAACACCATCTTCCTTTTTTATAGGAAAATATAATGATTTAATATCTTCATTATTACGTATCCATTTTTCAAATTTTGTATGATTTTCACAATCAAAAATATTTAAAAGTAATGGTGTCATTTTATAATCATTTGAAATATTTGCAAAACGTTCTTTTATATTTTGACTTGATCCAATTTTTATTATAAATTTATCATGTGGTTCATCGTGTAATTTACAAATATAAACAACATTTTTTGATTTACAAAATTCCATGAGAGAATTATGAATATTTTTTTTTGCGATATTTTGTTCTTGTGCTTTTATTAATTTTTTTTCTATTTCATTTTCTTCTTTTAATTTATATTCACCATTTTTACGTAATTCTTTTATTACATTTACCATCCAATTTTGAAATACTTTTGCAATAGGTTTATTTGATCTTGAAAGAATTATATATAAACCTGACTCGGTTAGAAATAACACTTTTTGAATTCCACCAAGGGTTCCTGTTTCTAGGTAGACCTTCTGTGAATTATCTAATTTACACATTTGATTATAAATTTTTTTCATTTCTAATAATTTTCCAATTTGATTAGCTTGAAAAAGAGGATTTTCAAGAGTGCCTTGAATATTTATGTGATATTCTTTATCATACAGAGAGAACGCTTTTAGTATATCCATACTATATATATTTAAAGGATGTTTTTTTATATTAATTTAAACGAATATAATTTACTAAACTTCCATTGTCGTTTAAACAATTATATTTTATTAGTAATTATTTTAGGGGTGTTTGAAGATTACAATAATTATTATTTACATTCAAAATAATATAAAGTTTATTTTTTATTATATAATATATTAAAATGCCTTGTAAATTTGTTAGCACTAGTGGTGAAAAATGTACGAAATCCGCATTGTATAATTTAAAAGGTTCTTCTCCAGCATATTGTTCTTTGCACAAAACAGAAGAAATGGTTGATGTGTTCTCTATAAGATGCGAACATGAAAATGAAAATGGTGATTCTTGTAACAAAACAGTTAGTTATGGTTATAGAGATACAAAGAAAAAGGTACGCTGTGCCGAGCATAAATTAGATGGTATGATCGATTTAAAACATCCACCATGCCAAGAACTAAATTGCAGTAACACTAGATCTTATGGTTTTCCTAATGAAAAAGCAGCTACTTATTGTTCCGAACATAAAAAAGATGGAATGATTAACGTAAAACATAAAAAATGTGAGAAATGCAGTCAAATACCATCATATAATTATAATGGAGAAACAACAGCAAGGTTTTGTAAAGAACATAAATCAGAAAATATGGTAGATGTTACTCACAAACGGTGCGAATATAATGGATGTATTCATAGATCTTTATATAATATTAAAAATGAAAAACCCCGTTTTTGTATTCACCATAAATCAGAAGAAATGCTTGATGTTGCAAATAAATTTTGTGAACATAATAATTGTACTAGAAGACCAGTTTATAATATTGAAAAAGAATCAAAACCAATATATTGTTCAGACCATAAATTAATTAATATGGTAAATATTTTTAGTAAAAAGTGCTCCAATGAATGGTGTGAAGAAAGATTTATTAAAAATAAATATGAAAATTATTGTATTAGATGTTTTGTTAATTTGTTTCCAGATAAACCAAATACACGTAATTATAAAACAAAAGAGAAAGCAGTTTGTGATTTTGTATTAGAAAATTTTTCTAATGTTACATGGATTTCAGATAAACGAATTCAAGATGGTTGTTCTCGTCGTAGACCAGATTTATTATTAGATTTAGGATATCAAGTAATAATTGTAGAAGTAGATGAAAATCAACATATTGATTATGATTGCAGTTGTGAAAATAAACGGTTGATGGAATTATCTCAAGATGTAGGACATAGAAATATAATTTTTATTCGTTTTAATCCTGATGATTATCATAATAATAATAACGAGCGAATTAAATCTTGTTGGAGTATTAATAAAATTAATGGATTATCAATAGTTTCTAAAAATGACAAAAAATCTTGGAATATGCGTTTAGAATGTTTAAAAACACAAATACAATATTGGTTAGAAAATAAAACAGATAAGATGATAGAAAGTATTCAATTATTCTACGACGAATGTTAATTATAAAATGATTGAAATAATACAGTTATTTTACGACGAATGTTAATTATAAAATATTTGCAGTATTTATTTAGCAATATATATTTATATTTTTTACCTGTTTATTATTATATTTTTTTGCGTACACAATGTAGATAGAATACAAAAATATTATTTGTTTTCATTACTGAAAAATAAAATATGATTTATTTCATTTTTCCCAAATTATTTTCTCAGTATACTATATAATAATCATCGATCTGACATGGCAGGTGGACTTATGCAACTCGTCGCCTATGGCGCCCAAGATGTTTTCCTTACCGGAACTCCCGAAATCACTTTTTGGAAAGTCTCTTACAGAAGACACACTAATTTTGCGATGGAATCCATCGAACAAACTTTCTCCGGCCAAGCCGATTTCGGTCGCCGTGTAACCTGCACCATTTCCCGTAATGGTGATCTTTGCTACCGCACTTACCTCCAAGTAACCCTCCCTGAAATCAACCAATCTATGAGTAACTATGCTCGTTGGCTCGATTTCCCAGGAGAACAACTCATCGCCCAAGTTGAAGTTGAAATTGGAGGTCAACGCATTGATCGCCAATATGGTGACTGGATGCACATCTGGAACCAACTTACCATGTCTTCGGAACAAAGACGCGGATATTTCAAGATGATCGGTAACACCACCCAACTTACTTACATTACCGATCCTGGTTTTGCTGCCATCTCTGGTCCTTGTGCCTCCACCGGTTCTGTCAACCAAGTATGTGCCCCCCGCAATGCCCTCCCTGAAACCACCCTTTATATTCCTCTCCAATTCTGGTTTGCCAAAAACCCTGGTCTTTCACTCCCTCTCATAGCCTTACAATATCACGAAGTTAAAATCAATCTTGATATCCGCCCTATTGGTGAATGCCTTTGGGCGGTTAGTACTCTTGTTGGATCCACTGGTGCAACTGTTTCATCTTCCATGGCTTATCAACAATCACTTGTTGCTGCATCTCTCTATGTCGACTATATTTTCCTTGACACTGATGAAAGACGCAAAATGGCACAAAACCCCCACGAATATCTTTTCGAACAAGTCCAGTTTACAGGCGATGAATCCGTTGGAAGTTCCTCGAATAAGATTAAGCTAAATTTTAACCATCCCTGTAAAGAATTGATTTGGGTAGTTCAGCCTGATGCCAACGTTGACTACTGCGCTTCTTTGACTTCTGGTTCCGTTCTCTTCAACACCCTTGGCGCCCAACCCTTCAATTATACTGACGCTGTTGATGCTCTTCCTAATGCTCTCCATGCTTTCGGTTCTCAAGCCGCTGAATCTGGTGCTAATGGTTTCATCACCTCATCTGGTCTTTTCGATTTGGCTGGTGCTGAAAATGCTTCTGCTGGACCTGCTGGCGCTGCTAATTCAATTGCTGGTGACTGGGCTTCTAATGGTGTTCTTACTCCTTTCGCACAAGGTAACAATAATCTTGGTTCTCTTGTCTCTGATGCTGGTACATTTGTCCTTGCCGAAACCGCTCTTGACATGCACTGCTGGGGTGAAAATCCTTGTGTTACTGCTAAACTCCAACTTAACGGCCAAGATCGCTTCTCTGAACGTGAAGGCTCTTACTTCGATGTCGTCCAACCTTATCAACATCACACTCGCGCCCCAGATACCGGTATCAACGTTTATTCATTTGCATTGAGACCCGAAGAACACCAACCATCAGGGTCTTGCAACTTTTCTCGCATTGATAATGCAGTGCTCCAATTGGTTCTCTCAGCACCTACTGTAAGTGGTACAGCGACCGCCAAAGTCCGTGTTTATGCAGTCAATTATAATGTTCTTCGTGTTATGTCGGGTATGGCTGGAGTAGCTTACAGTAATTGAGTGGGATGGCTGGTTTATATATTTATATTTAACTTAAAA